CTCAAGGAACTTCACGGCCTCCTCACTCGACAGAAGATCGAGGCGGCCAAGAAGAAGCCGGTTCCGCAGGAAGCATGAGCGACCGAATCCGCCGCCTGAAAGCCGCCGCCTGGACCCGCAAGGAAGGCCAGGATCCGGACGGCGGGCTGAACGCGAAGGGGCGGGCTTCCTACAACCGAGAGACGGGCGGGAACCTCAAGGCTCCGCAGCCTGAGGGCGGCCCGCGCAGGGACTCTTTCTGCGCCCGAATGAAGGGCATGAAGGAGAAGCTGACCAGCGCCGAGACGGCCAGGGACCCCAACAGCCGGATCAACAAATCCCTCAGGGCCTGGGACTGCTAAGCCATGGACTACCCCATCGACCCCTCCACTGACGCATCGGAAGACGGCGGGCTCCCGGAGATCCCCGAGGAGGAGGTGGGCCAGAAGCGGATGGAGGACGCGCTGCGATCCGTGGCGACGTCCTGGCTGTCCAAGATCAAGCAGGCCGAGAAGCACAAGCGGCCGTTCACCGAAGACGCCAAGGAAGCCATGAACTTCTTTGACGGCTCCGGTGACTGGTTCTGGAAGGACAAGTCCCGAGTGGACGCCGCCTTCCCGAAGATCCAGCCCCCCAGCTTCCGTATGTCCACGAACAAGGTGTTCGAGGCCGTGAAGCTCTTCGGGTCCGTGATCTACGCCCGGAACCCCACCCGCACGGTCACGCCCCGCACCTTCCCGGTCATCTCGCCCACGGCCCTAGGGATTGACCTCAACCAGCCGCCGCAGATCGACCCCATGACGGGCGCGCCCGCCCCGAACGAGGCAGTCATCCAGTTCATGCAGGCGTCCCGATTCGTCGGAGACCTGGAGGAGAAGCGCAGGTCGATTGGGCAACTCCTTGAGGCGTACTTGAACTACACGCCGAACGAGTTGAACTTGAAGGACCATTCCCGCAGGGCCGTGGACGAAGGCATCATCAAGGGGATGGGGGTGTGGTGGACGGAGCTTGTCGAGCTTCCCACCGACGAAGGCGAGACCTTCGGCATGATCGGTTCGTTCGCCGACAGCGTGGACAACCTGCTGTTCGATCCGGACGCAGACGAGCAGGAGGATCTGCTCTGGATCGCCCGCAAGTGCATCCACCCGGTCGATGAAGTCGCCCGCAAGTACGGGCTCAGCCGCGAAGAACTCAAGGGCCACCTGGAGAGCTACGTGGCCCGGAGCGAAGAGGACAACCGCGACTACAAGCACAAGAAGCGGAACGGCAAGACCAACGACCTGATCGTCTACTGGAAGATCTACAGCAAGACCGGCTTCGGCCACACGCTCAAGGGATCTCCGAAGGACTACCGGGAGATGTTCGACTCTCTCGGCGAACACTGCTACATCGTCGTAGCGGAGGGCGTGGACTACCCCCTCAACGTCCCGAAGGAAGTGGCGCTGGAGCAGCCCGACGAGAGCGGCCTGCCCAATAGCCTGTTCACCCGCACGCGCTGGCCGATTCCGTTCTATGCCGAGATCAACGGCTGGCCCTGCACGTTCCTCCAGTTCCACCGCAAGCCCGGCTACTCCTGGCCCATCAGCCATCTGAAGCCCGGCATGCCTGAACTCAAGTTCATCAACTGGGCTATGAGCTTCTTGGCAACGCGGATCATGGTGTCCTGCAAGACCATGGTGGGCGTGGCCAAGGCCGCCGGGGACGACATCAAGGACCAGATCCTCAAGCACGAAGAGAGCGGGTTCTCGCTGATCGAGCTATCCGAGACCCTGGGCCGGTCGGTGGACGACATCGTGTCGATCTTCCAGATGCCGCCCGTCTCCCCGGAAATCTGGCAGGTTTTGCAGGCTGTCAGCGACCAGTTCGACAAGCGCGTAGGCCTCACCGAGTTGGTCTATGGCATGACGCGGAACCAGTTCCGGTCGGCCGCAGAGGCTCAGGTCAAGTCCGAGCAGATCTCTGTCAGGCCCGATGACATGGCCAATGCCTTGGAAGACGCCATGAGCGAGCTTGCAAGGAAGGAAGCCATGGCCGCCAGGTGGCTGTTGCAGGCCAAGGACGTCGAGCATGTCGTCGGCCCGCTGGGCGCCATGGTGTGGGAGCAGAGCGTCCAGCAACTCAGGCTCCACGAAGTCGCCCGGGAGTTCGAGTACCGCATCGAAGCCGGATCCGCCCGCAAGCCGAACAAGGCGTCCAGGGTCGAGCAGATGCAGATGGCGCTCCAGACTCTCGGTCCCGTACTTCAAGGGCTGCTCCAGCAGGGCATGGTTACCCCCTGGAACGCACTCATCACCGACTGGGCGAAGAGCCTGGACATCGACCCGACCAACTACCTCGTACCGCCCCCGCCGCCTGCGCCACCGCCGCAGCAGCCCCTGGCTACTCCTCCAGGCGAGGGACCGCCACCCAGCGAGCCTGGCGGCGGGGGCCAACCACCAGAGGAACCGCCGCCTGAACCCGGCATGCCACCCCAAGTCCCGCAGGAGTTGCAGCCCTGATGGAACTCCCCTTCGAGATCGCTAACGCCCCGGAGCATGTCCAGGATCACTACCGAAAGATGATCCAGGACGGCCAGTCCGTGCAGTTCGCGCTGATGTGCAGCCTCCAGCAGCCGCCAGGCACTAAGGGCTCCGACAGGGCCTTTATGGAAGGAAGGTACTCCGGCAACTGGCTGGACGAGCTTCCCAAGCGCCAGGCCAACTGGATGGTCAAGGAGGCGCGCGCCGCCGGGATTAACCCCGCAGGCAAGTTCTATCTGTCGGGAATCGCCGACAAGCGCGGGCACCTAGACCCCGAGGCCTGGGTCGATTCCGTGGACGACGTTAAGCGGGTGGCCAAGGCCCGCAACCTGAACGTGCAGGGCATGGTTAACGTCCAGGCGTCCGAGGTCCCGCGCAAGGATGTGGTCCTGAGCCCCAAGATCGAGCGCGAACTGGCCAAAAAAGAGATCGCAAAGCACCCCAAGCTCTCCATGGCCGACGCCGTCGAGAAAGTCCGCAAGAAGCACGCCCCGCACTGGAAGCGCAAATAGAGCCCTCCAGGACATAAAAGAAGCAGGAGAACCCCATGACGCGCATCGAACGCCAGAACTCGGTCACGGCCGCCCTTTCCCTGACCAACAGCGCCAGCACCTCGGCCAAGATCCCTTTCGGCCCGGCCGGCGGCGGGATCGTCGTCGTGGATTCGGTGACCGGCTCGGCCAACAAGATCACCTGGCACGCCTGCCTGGGCCCGACGGACACGCCGCAGCCCATTCACAGCGACGGCGCCGTGGTCGAGACCTCCATCGCGGCCAGCCGGGCCTACCCGATCCCGGACGCCTGCTTTGCTTCCCCGATTGTGGTGCCGGTACTGAACTCCGACACCGCCTCTGTTCGAGTCAGCCTCAAGGGCTAAGGAGTTGCCATGCCCATCGACCGCTCTGTTTCGCCGTCGCTTCGATCCAAGACCGCTGCCCAGTGGACCAGCGAGAATCCCTACCTCCATCGAGGAGACCTGGGGATCGAATCCGACACCGGCAAGGAGAAGTACGGCGTCGGCTACCGATGGAGCGAAACCTCCTACAGCCCGGCAGTCGATGACGCGAATGTGGTTCGCAGTGTCACCACCGGCATCACCGGGGCGGACGCCATCACCAACATCGTGAGCCTGACCCAGGCTGAGTACGACGCGATTGCCGTCAAGAACCCCAGCACCCTCTACGTGATTACGGAGTAGGGCTCATGGGCGCCAAGATCGGCAGCGGGAATGTGTCCTTCAGGCTCGGTAGCGCCACGCCAGTCAAGCTGGCTATTGGCGCTACGGACGCATGGACCTCTGGCCCGACGCTGCCGGGCGCACCGGAGTCGCCATCCCTTGGCGTTAGCGGCCCCAGCGAGCTGACGCTCCAGTGGTCTCCGCCGGCAAACGATGGGGGCGCGGCCATTACGGGGTACGCGATCTCGTACACCATCACAAGCGGAGTGAACGCGGGCCAGACCGCCACCGACACCGTCGGGGTGGAGGCCGGGACTCAATACGTCATCACTTCGGCGCAAGTTAACGGGACGGAGTATTCCGCCACTGTTGCCGCCATTAACTCCGTCGGCACCGGGCCAGCCACTTCGCCTGTTACGGCCAGCACAGCCGACGTCCCCGGCGCGCCGTCCTGGATGTCGGCCTCGGCCTCCATGTTGTCGCAGGGGGCCATC